TCGCTTTTGATCTGGCCGGCCGCCACAATCTGCTGCTCTAGGAGCGATTCCATCTGGCTTTGGCGCACGCGGATCTCCGACACGGTGGCCTCGAGCGTGCGCAAGCGCTCTGCGTGGTCTTCGGTCACGTCGGACCTCTGGACGGGGCGAAGTCGGCTTTCATAGCGGTGGCGGGCGTGCTAAGGTGATTGGATGGATGCAGAACAGCAAATGCGGATCATTGGCGTGGCGATCGGCGGCGCGATCATCAGCCTGCTCATCTCATTGGGAGACAAGGCTCTGAAGCGCAGGCGTGAGCGCAAGACCGCCAGGGACGGCAAGCCGCTGCGCCGCGTCTGACAGCAGGCCCGCCGTCGCGCCCTGCCGGCCAGCAAGCAGCCCCGCCATCGCGGACTGACCGACGGGCGTGTACATCAGCCCCGGCAGCGCCCCCAGCGCGATTGATGGGCTGACTAGTCCGCCCGCCGCGAGCGGACCACCCGCAAGCAGCGCCGCAAGCGTCCGATCCGCGGTGCCGCTGTTCGGAACCTTGTTGCTCAGTACCTTCTTCCCCGCCTCAGACAAGTCCTGCAGTACCGCGTCGCCGCGGGCAAAGCGAGCCTTGTCCTTCGACGCGTCGAGCGCCTTCACCGCAGACTGCAACTGGCTGGCGTTGAACACGCCGTCCTCGGCGCCAACGTAGCTGGCCGCGCGCTGCACCCGCTTGAAGTTCGCCCAGCCGGCATTCGCGGCACGCACGGCATCGGCTGCGCCCTGAGGCGCCTGCCGCTCGACGGCCGACCGCAGCGCACTCTGCGCCTCAAGGATCGCCGACCCGAGCTGGCGCTGATCGAAGTCCTGGCTGCGCATGTACCCGCGCGCAAGCGTCCCGAGGTTGGACTCGGCCGCTTTCATTGCGTCGGGCGTCAGCACGTTGTTCTGCGCGCGGCTGCCGATCTCCGTCTGCACGATCCGCACGAATTGATCGGCTTTGTCCTTCGGCAGCGTGGCGACGTTGCCGTACACGCCACGCAGATCGACAGACAATTGCCGGTCCAGCCGGATCGGGCCGACCGCCGACAGCGCGTCGTCGTACGCCTTGCCAAGTTGCGTCGCGGCGTAGTCGATCGCCTCGCGACCCGTCGTGCCCTTGGGCAGCGCCGCATTGATCGGCGCCAGCGCGCGGTTCACCGCCGCCTCGTTGAACTGCTCGGTGGCGCGCTGCTGCCCGACCCGGATCGCCGAGCCAAGCACCGGCACGCTTGAGAGCTTTTCCTCGGCTGACTTGAAACCGCCGCCAAGAATCTGCCCCGGCGTCGGCGTCACGCCTTCGCTGCGAAGCATCCGCACCTCATCGGACACGCGCGGCTGAATCGCTCGGCCGAGCATGTTGGCGGCAGCACCCGACGCAGCACCGGCCGCAGCGCCCGAGCCGATCTGTTTCATCTTCTCGGTCAAGAAGTCGCCCCGCATGACCGGCTGCAAACCGCCCGCGATGCCGCTGCCGACTGCGCCGCCAAGCGCCGCCCGCGCCATCGTGCCGCCGGTCGGCATCGCCGCCGAGATAGGCGCGGTCGCGAGCATGTTGCCGGCCATGCGCCCGACGTCAAGGTCGTCCTGCCCGCCGCGCACGTCGCGCCTGTATGCCTCGTTACGCGACCGAATGTCCGAGTCCCAATATTTCACCGCATCATCGGCGCCCGGCAGTCCGATTGCCGCGCCGACGCGCGAGAACATTTGCTTAGTGGCGTCCAGAGGGTCGCGCAGCCCTTGCACGACACCGCGGGCGCCGCGCTCAAGTGCGCCCGGGCGCTCAAGCGGCATCTGCCGCATCCGCATGATCTCGGTGGCAAGCACCCGAGCCCCGTCGGCGTCGCCAGCGGCGTCCGCGTTGCGCAGCGCCGTCTCCAGTTCGGCCATCGTCGCCATCACCGACCCCCGCCGTACTTGCGCAGCAGATCGTCCACCGTCGGCTGCCCGATCGTTCCGCGCGCCGACTGTCCGTCGGGCGCGACGTTGGCGCCGGCCGGCCGGCGGATCTCGTACCGAGCCGGGTCCATGTTTAGCAGCCGCTCCATGCCCGGCACGGTGTAGAACGGCCGCGCCGCCGACATCGACTCGGGCATGGCCGACAGGTACTGCTGGTGCTGGCGAGCGCGCATTGCGGCGTGCCGCAGGTTCAGTCGCGCGATGTCGCGGATCTCATCGACGGTCAGATCGTCGATGTTTCCGGACAGCGCCTTGTCGACCGCCTTCGCCTCGTTGTCGGTGACCTGGCCCTGTCCGGCCAGTTCCTTGCGGGCCTCGACCGACGACTCGGCAAGCCCCCGAATCACTTGGCGGGTCTGCGCGACGGCATCCTTGCCGCCGATGCCGAACAACGACGCAACCTGCGCGCCCTTCAACCGCAGCGACGCCGCCGGGCCAGCGATCACGCCACCTTGATCGACGGCGGTGATGATGCGTTCTGCTGCGTCGGCCATCTTCACTGCGCCGCCGACAGCCGTCATGCTTTCCTTCAGAATCGGGCCGACTTGACCGCCCACGCTGTCGCCCATCTTCACCTCGACGCGCGGCATCCCGATATTCGACGCGCCGGCCGCCGCAATCCTCTGCTTTGCTGCAAACACCTCGGGGCGCATCCGGGGTCGCCCATCGGGGCCGATCTCGTACTCCCACGGCGCTTGCTGCGGCACGACGGTTCCCGGCTCGATCGCCGTCGGATCGACCGCCGTGCCGTTGACAAACTTGCGCTCGCGAACCGGCACCAGGTCGGCGTAATTGCGCGTCATCGAAAACTTGGCGATCGACTCGGGCGTGAAGTCCTTGGCGTCGACCTTCCCGAACGGCGAATCCTTCGCCATCGAGTCCTCAACCTTCATCGCCTCGCCCGCAAGCCCCGCGCCGTACAAGTTGTTCACAAACCGCTGCCTACTGAACCCACCCGCCGTCGGCGCACTGATCGGCTGCTGCGGTCCGACGGTGTTCAGCGCCGAGTTCGTCGCGCCCAGCATCGCCGCGTCGAACTCCGGGTCTCCGCTTGCCTGAGACAGCAGCATCCGGCCCTGCTCGCTCCCGGGCGTCACGCCACCGCCGAGCGAACCCGGCGACGCGGGCGTGTAGGCGTCCCGCGCGGCTTTCTGCAGCGCCGCGTCCATATCGCGCTTTCGCCTGCGTTCCTCCGCCGACTCCGCCGCCTCGCCGAGCCGCAGGTCGAACAGCTTGCGCTGCAGCGCATCCTGCTCCTGCTGCCGCCGCATCTGCTGCGCGGCCATCGCCTGCTGCGCGAACGCGTTCATGCCGGGGCCGATGCCGCCGCCGAGTGCGCGCGGGGTCATCATCGACGAGCCGAGCGCGAGCAGCCCCATTGAGAGCGGGTCGGGCGTGTAGTTACCATCAAGCAGCGACATCACGGCCTCCGGGGCTGCAGCATGTTGTAGATCGACAGCGCCGACAGCGCCCCGCCAGTTCCGGCCATCCAATTGTTGGGAGCCTGCACGGTAGACGTCGTCTGGTTGGCCGTCTGGTTGTTCGACAGCAGGTTCTGCCAACTGTTCTGCGCGGTGTTACCCGTCGCGTTCGACTGCGAGCCAAACGCCGGGTTGATCGCCTGCCCGTATGCTTGGTTCTGCAGGATCGGCCGCATCCAGTCCTGCTGCCCGAAGTTCGACAAGCTGTTCGCCGCCTGCTGGCCGTAGCTGCCGAACGCCAGCGAGTTACGCGACGCCGCGTCCTGCGCCGCGCGTTCGGTGTTGTAGTTGCCCATGTACAAGCCCGACATCGCTTGCCCGAGCGAGTCGCCGAACGCGCGGTCGTTCAGAAAGTTGGTCTGGCCGTACGCCGACTTGGCCGCCACGCTGTTGCCGTCGTTGTTAAACCGGCCCGCGGTGTTTGCGCGGGTGCCGACCGCGTACGCATCGCCCATTCGCTCGCCGATCCCGCGCGCAACTTGGTCGACGTACGGGTTCGCGTTGAGCATCCCGCCGCCGATCACCGCCTGCTGTTGCGCGCGAGCCGCCTGCACCAGCGGATCATCCGCCGAGCCCATCAGCAGGCTTCCGGCGCGGTCCAGGTACTGGTTGCTCGTCGGCGCGTTGGCGAGCTGCTGCGCGCGGCCGACGTAGTCCTGCGCGTAGCCCTGCAGCCACGGCGCAAGTCCCTGCATGGATTGCGTGGCCGTCGTGCCCGCCTGCCCGCCCGTCGTGTTCGCGCTGCCCGACGAAGTGCCCGTCTGCATCTGCGAACTGGTGATGTCGCCATTGCCGGCAATGCCTGCAAGCGCGCCTGCGCCCGCAGCAAGCAGCGCAGGATTGGACAGCAAGCGCGCGTAGTCGATGCCACCGCCAGTGCCGGTAAGCGAGAACGGCGCGCCGGGCGTAATCGCCAGCGGGTTGGTAGACAGCAGACTGTTGTTCGCCGCCCAGTCGTCCACGAGCGGCAGCGTGGCCGCTCCCGCAGCCCCAGCCGCTCCCGCCGCAGTCGGTGCCGCAGCCGCGGCCGGCGCAGCAGCCGCCGGACTCGCAGTAGCCGCGGCAGCCGCTGGTGCTGCGCTGGTTGCTCCGGCGGCACTCCCGCCAAGCAGCCCGAGTTGATCGAGCCCATACCCACCAGCGCCGAACGCCGCAATCATCAGCGGCACGGTGTAGTCCAACCCCCGGCCCGTGAAGTCATACGGCGCGGTCGTGCCATCGGGACTGTATGTCGTGCCAACCGTGCGCTTGTCGCCGTCCAGTTGGCCCAGCATCAGCGTCCCATCCGGCCCGCGACTGATGAACCTACCGTCGTCCAGATAGACGCCCGGGCTTGGCGCGTTTGGGTTGGCGACGTACTGCCCCGAGTCCGTAAAGGAACCTTGCTCCGGGTCGTACAGCGTCGCGCCGGCCGCCAACCGCTCGTTGTACAGCGCCAGCAATTCGTCTCTGGTCATTTAGCTACCCATCCCGAAAGAGTCCCAATTACCCGTTGTAAAATGACGAGGCCCGATCAGCGCGCCAACGCTGTCGGGCCTCTGACCACCACCAACCTGTTGAGAGGTTCGGCAATGGCTGACTCGAATCATAGCGGCAAGAAGCCGCACCACCGATTCATCGACATGACGGGCCGGCGTTTCGGCCGCCTCGTCGTGCTCCACACCGAAGGCAAGTATCGAGCCGAGTTTTGCTGGCGAGTTCGCTGCGACTGCGGCACCGAAAAGCGCGTCCTCGGCACCAGCTTGCGAGCCGGGCGCATCAAGTCGTGCGGCTGCGCTATCGCCGAGATCCTGAAGGCAGCGAATACCACGCATGGCATGAGAAATGCGCCCGAGTACAACATTTGGGCGAAGATGCGCGAACGCTGCACAAAAGCGTCCTACCAAGATTTTCAAAACTACGGCGGGCGAGGCATTGCCATCTGCGAACGCTGGCAGCAATTCGCAAACTTCTACGCCGACATGGGTCCACGCCCGAGTGCCGCTCACACCCTTGATCGCATCGACGTTAACGGAGACTACGCGCCCGGGAACTGTCGTTGGGCGACGCGAGCGCAGCAAGCAAGGAACAAGAGAGGGACACTTTATCTTGAGTACAAAGGCCAGCAACTTCCAATGGCAGACGTTGCGGACTTGATCGGCGTCACGTACGCGACACTGGAAAACCGCATCCGACGCGGAGACACCGGCGAGCGGCTGTTTCGCCCGACGCGCACTCGTATCGGCCGGCTGAACCATTAGAGCGCGGTCCACCCGGTAAGCGCCCCGTCTGTCCCTTCAAACACGTACAACGTGGTGCCACCACCCCCGTCCGTGCGCTGCCAGATGTCGCCGCGAACCCCAGTGATGACGCCGTCCGGATCGCCCTCGCCGCGCTGCACGCGACGGCGGATGTCGTTCAACTCGCGCACGATGTCGCGCAGAACCTCTTGCACCTCGACGGGCAGGCTCTCAATCCGGCCCTCGACGCTGATGCGGCTCATCGCTTGCCCGCCTGCGGTGTCTCAACTCGAAAGCCCGTAATCTCACTCAAGTCCGTATGCGAGAACTTCACCCGATGCCAGCGCGCGGAATGCGTGAAGTCAAATTTGCCGTCGATCCGAAAAGACGTTGCACCCGTCGTCAGCGGCTCGTCCAGATTCATCCGGTAGTAATGCGTCGCGACGCCGGCGCCGTTAAAGGTCGTGTACCGGGCGCGCACTCGAGTCAGCGCGAACACCTGCTCATCGTCGCCAATGTCGCCGGTCGTCACCGACGACACGCCCGGGTCTGCGGTCTCACGCGCAATCGACAGCACGTGATTCGCCCCGTCCTTGAGCAAGTAGCCGACACCAGGCGTCCAGACTTTCACGCCCTTCGGCGACGTGAAGACGCTCACGTTAGGCAACGCGAACATCGCGCCAAGATCCGGCGTCAGGCGCTTACCCCACCGATCGGTGTCGGGGTGATACGTAAGCTGCAGCTTCTGCGTAGTGCCCGCGATGGGGTAGTACAACTGCCACCGCACGACACGCTGCGCGCCGTCGTACACGCACTGCTGTCGGTAATCCAAGAACGCCGTATTGGAGAACGTCGCTTGCAGCCATTCCCACGGGGCCGACTCGATGGGCAGCACCTCGCCGCCACCGTACCGGTAGAAGCCGTCGAACCCGAGCCAGTAGAGCACCCCATCGGCTTCGCACACAGCGTCATGCCACACCAGCCCAACCGAGCGGCTCACCACCGGCCATGACCACGTGTTGTCGGCCGCTCCCACGTACGTACCGCGATACATCGAGTACCGCTTGAAGGCGACCACATAGTCCCGGAACGGCACCAACCGCACGATCTCGCCCGGCGTTGCAGTCAGACGCCCCGACGCAGACTGCGTAGCAATGTCCGGCGTCCAGTCGGTGTGGTCCTCTAGCGCCGAGCAGATCCAGCCGTCGGTCGTGGTCGTGCCGCCCGTTGTGTAGTTCGCGAGCAGCACAAAGCCGCGCTGCGTGGCGATGCAGCTTGCAGACGGGGCCGCCGTCACGTTTGCAAACGGCCCAGCCGTCGAATCCGCTTTCGCCTGCAGGATGTTCTGCGCCTGCACGGCCAGCGCGATGATTCCGTTCGACGGCGTCGAGAACGACGCAAATTGCCACGGGGTGTCGGCCGATGCAGCGGTGTACGCCGGCGTCGTGCGATTGAGCGTCGACCACGTGCCGCCGACAAACCCCGTCAGCGTCAGCGACGTCGCCACGAACGGCACCGTTCCGGCGTTGTACGTGAGCGTTGCCGCTCCGGCCGGCGCAGTCCCCAGCGACAGCGAGTAGGACGACGAGTCGTCTAGGCCCGGCTCAGACGCATACCCGCGCCGCGTCGGCAGCATGTTCTCGACATCGGTCAGCACGCCCGGCTGCGTCGGGTCTGCATCCGGCGCCCACGCAACAAGGGAAATGTTCGGCGTCACGGCTCGTCCCTCGGCACTCGAATCCACACCTCGGCGTCACGCGGCACACGGGTCCACTGGCCCTGTAACGGCGGCGGCTCGGGCGTCGGCGGCGGTGGCTCAGGCGCGGCAGCGACCGCAATTGAGAGCACGGCTGCCGCAGTAGAAACCGAGTTCGACGCCTGCACCGTAAACGGCGACGTGCCAGCCGTTGTCGGCGTGCCGCTGATAACCCCGGTGCTGGTGTTCAGCGCCAGCCCGAGCGGCAGCGTGCCGCTAGTGATTGCCCAGGTAATCGGCGCGGTGCCCGTCGCTGCAAGCGGCTGCGTGTACAGCACGCCAACCTGCCCGTTAGGCAGCGAGGCGGTCGTGATGGCAGGCGCGGTCGTCGGAACCGCGACCGCAATCGATAGCGCCTTGACCGCAACGCCCGCGCCGTTTGTAGCGCTCACCGTAAACGACGCTGTCTCGACTGTCGTCGGCGTGCCGCTGATGACGCCCGTACTGGCGGCCAGCGACAACCCTGCGGGCAAGGCCCCAGCCGTCACCGCCCACGTGATCGTTGCGCTGCCAGTCGCGGTCAGCGTCGCGGAGTACGCCACCCCGGTCGTCGCGCCCGCGAGCGTGTTCGTCGTGATCGCAGGCGCCGTCAGGATCGATTCGTTCAGCGCAAACGCTACGGCCGGCCATTCGATGGTAGACGACGCGACCCCATCGACGGTCGAGATCAGCGAGAACGTTGGGTCGTTCTGGCCGGTGGCGCTCACCTTCTTCGACTGCACGCCAATGCCGGCGTTGGCGTACTTGACTTGCAGCAGGGTAAAGCCGGTACCGGGCGCGATGATGGGCGCTCCTACGCCAGACTGCCCCGTGCCAGCCAGTACGAGCGCGGGCGCAGTGATCGACGGCAGATCGACCGTCGGCGTCGCGCTTTGCCCGATCGCAAAGGCATTTGCCTGCACCGTCCCCGCGTCGGCCACTTCGACCAGGATGAGCGACATATACGCATTCGTCGCGGCTGGCGACTTTGTCGGCGTCGCGGTTACCGTGATCGACGGCGTGCCGGAAGATATCGGGCTGGACAGCGCGAAGATGCCGATGCTGGTCGATGTGCCGCCGGTATGAAACCCGCCGTCGATGGCCGTCCATGTCGCTGCGGGGCTGCGCGAGTCGGTGATCGTCACGCCGGTCGCCCCGTCTAGATAGCCGCCAGCAAACGCGTAGAGCTTGCTGTTCGTCGACAGCGCCGACATCGAACACGACACCGACGCCGCCGCCTCGGCCGTAGCAATGGCCGACTGCAGCACCCGCACGCCAGTCGGGACACCGCTGCCCGTCGTTACCGGAAGCGTGGACGACGCCGCGCCCATCAGCGCATTGAGCGTGATCGTCGCGGTGCCGTTCGCGACACCGTCGACCGTCATCGCGACCTGGCCCGTCGCACCCGTCGGCGTCGTCGGCGCCGTGGCCGTTGCCACTCCGGACGCAGACGAGGTAGTCGCTAGGCCCGCGAAGTCCGCTACTGCCGCGCCCACGTTGTTGCGCGCGGTCACCGTCACCGCCTGCGATCCGCCCGCCGTCACCGTCGCTGCGGTCGGCGCAAACGTGAACGAGGAGACCTGCGCACGAGCGCTGTACAGCGTCACCTCGGCCGCGCTCATCGTCGTCGTGCCGCTAGGCACCGTCGAATAGCCGCTGTGCTTGTTGCTGTTCTCGAACGTGATGCTATACGGCTCGTTGTCGTTCCAGAACACGCGATCGCCCAGCAGTGCGCCCGCTAGCGCCGGGTTTTGGATGAACCAGCAATTGCGAACCCGCGTGTCGAGCGAGTTCTGGCCGCTGCCGTAATGCACATACGCGAATACTGCATCGTGCTGTCCCGCGAACACGATGTTATCGAACGTCATCGGCCCGCCGAAGATCGCATTGCCGTCGATTCGAGACACGTCAAGCGCGTGCGAGTTGCGCCACCTCGAGGCGCTGTTGAACGTCGGGTCGTATTTGTCGATGTACGTCGGGGTCGAGCCGTCAGTCGAGAACCAACCCAGCCTGCCGTTGCGGAACACCGAGTCCCGTATCGTCAGGTTCGACATATTCACTTGCGAGCTAATGTTCTGCGCGTCGACAGTGATGCGCTCGAACGTGATCGCGTTGATCGTCTTTCCGGACGCGTGCTGCAGATTCAGCCCGCGCGCATAGCGCCCCAGCCTTGAATCGATGTACGTGCCGCGGATCAGCACCGTGCCGGCCACGTCCAGCCCGTGATACCACTGCGACGCAATTGCGCCGTGGACGCTGCCTTGCACCGTGCCGCCGTAAATGGACAGCGACTGCCAGCGATCGGCCAGCACCACACAATCCGCGCCGCCTTGCTGGCGCTGCCCGTTCCCGTCGTCAAAGTTGCCGCCGTTGTTGGACTGCATGATGTCGTCCGTGAAGTTCGGACGGCGCATCAGCACTTGGGGCGACTCGACAGTCAGCGTTGGGCGTGAGCCGCTGCTGGAGCCGTACAGCGCAAGGGTCTCCCACTGGTAATGCGGGAAGTCGGTCACGAACGGGCTCACCGTCCCCGAGCAATTGACCAACCGCATCGGCCGCACCGCGCCGCGGATTTCAACCGCGCCGATGTACAGGCTCGTGCAACTGACGAACTCGAACGGCGTCCAGCGGCGGCGATCCGCATACCCGGTATCGCGCCCGTCGCACGTCCATACCCCGCCATAAGCGGTGTCGGGGTTCGTGCTGTTGTTCGTCGAGCGCACGTACAGCGTGCCCGACACGCCGTCCCAATACCAGAATTGCGCCTGGTTCACCGAACCGGCATCCAGCACCGTCACCACTTGCCCGTCGCTTGCGGCCGTAGTCGTCCACGACCCCGACGTCGAAACTAGTTGCCGCTTGGCGACGTCCGAGCCTTCCGTGAACCCCGTTGCCTGCCCGTTGCCAAGGAACAGCCGGTGCGTCTGGTAGCTGAATGACTTCTTCCAGACCTTGCTGCTGCTGACGTTCGACCATCCCGAGCTATGTCTAGTCCGACAATCCAGCAGCGCGCCGTCGTCAGGATGCACGCGCAGCTCGAACCCTGACAGCCCCGTGAACGTGCCGCCGACCTGGTTCGACCACGACCCGCGTAGCCAGATGATGTTGCCCGAGGCGATGTACGTTGCGATCTGCTTGGTGTCGCCCTGCCACGCCTGAGCCCACGACGCACCCGTATTCGAGTCGTTGCCCGAGATGCTGTCGAAGTAGTACGTAGCCATCAGGCGGCCCTGACCTGCAGCGGCGCCGCACCGATCGCGATGTGGCGCGCGGAACGATTGGCTTCAGCGATGTACTTGTCTGTCATCCCCTGCGCGAGCACGACGCGCTGATCGTCGTGCAGGAAGATCCGCGCCTGAGCGATGGCCGCGTGCAGGTAGACGTCCGGGCGCTTCAGCAGCAGCCAATTGCTCGACGCATCCAGCGACAGCGCCGGCAGTGCTGCGTAGTAGGTGAGTTCGACGGTGGAGTTCGTCGGGAACGGGTACACGCGAAACTGCATGTCTTGGATGCTGAACACCGGCACATGCGGGCGCGCGGCGTTCTGGATCATGCGCTGAAGCTGCCACGCCGTGCGGTACTCGAGGATCTGCCCGCCGGCTTCCAGCAGCCGCATCGCGCGAAAGTCCGTCGGCAGCGCGGTCCACTCGCCGGTAAGCGTCGTGGTTGCGACCGTCTCCATCTCGGGCGTGCGCAACTCGTCGCTGAACCGCGCGGTGGCGAGTTCGATGAACGTGTCGATGTGCACGTTCAAGTCGCCGCGCTGCAGGTAGTCAGCAACCGCCGTTCGTAGCGTCGCTTTCGTGTTGATCGGCACTCTTGACTCCGGTGATTCGCATGTCGCGCATCGGGACGTGAAACTGCGGCTGCTCGCTGGTGACGTCGACCAGCCCCGCGTCGCGCATCAGCAGCGCGACCTCGACGCTCGACCACAGCCAGCGGTGAACATCAGCGACCGAGCGGTGCGTGCGCGGGTCGCCGTACAGTGGAAACAGCACCAGGCGCGGGTCGGTGACGCCCTGCGCAATCAACCCGAACACCTTCTCGCGGCAGGGCAGCTCGAGCACCATCTGCCCGCCCGGCGCCAGCACCCGCGCCCACTCGGCAACGACCGCCGCCACGTCGGCCACCGGGATGTGCTCAAGCACGTGAATCGCCATCACCTCGTCGGCGACACCATCGGCGAACGGCAGCGCGCGGATGTCGCACTCGACGTCCGCGCCGCTGCCCGGCAGGTCGACGTTTACGTAGCCCTGAGGGCGCTTCTTGCCGCTGCCTAGATTCAGCCGCAGCACGCTTACAGCGTGTCCAGCATGGCCCGCCACAGCCGCCCGATTCGCGCGGGGTTGTACTCGGCCCGCACGTATTCCTGCGCCGCGCGAATGCGCTTGAGCACCTCGCCGCGGTTCGCCAGCGCCCAGTCGACGCCGCGATCGATGTCGCCGATGTACACGCCCAGGTCCGCATACGCCGGCAGCGGGCCGCAGATCGGGAACACGCCGCGCCGGATGCTCTCGATCGCGCGGTTACCGCTTTTGGCCTTCGGCCGCATGTCGGTCGGCAGAATCACGAGCCCTGCGCGCTCAAACTCGGCGTCCATCGCCTCGGGCGACCACGGCACGACGCGCACGCCCGGGGCCAGTTCGTGCGCATCGACGTTGTCGATCAGGATCGTGACGTCGCGCCCCACCAACTTCGGCGCCCACGGCTGCAGCGCCTGCGCGTTCCAATGCCAGCCAAACCACAACAGCCGCTCATTAATGCGCGGCTCGCCCTCGGGCGCTTCGTACGGATCGGGGATGATCCACGCATCGCGGCCCGTGTGCGCCTTGATCTCGTCGGCCATCACGTGCGAGTTGCATGTCACCGCGTCCGCCCGCCCGCAGTAGTCGATGACTTCATCGCGCCAGCGATCGCTCCAGTGCGAGTCGCAGACGTCGTAGACGATGCGCTTATAGCCGCACGTCTCGACGTCCCAGTCCCAGCCGTGCTTGCCGATCACCAGCACGTCCCGGCCCTGCCGCACGCCCACATCGGCCAGCGCACGCTGCGGAATGGCAGCACGCAGACGTGACGACGGCCAGGTAAGGTTAAACACCCGAAACGTCACCGACTTCACGCCCGCACCTCAGCGCGGCGCAGCATCTCGGCGGGCGACTCGCCGATCACTTCGTTTGCTCGCAGCAGCGTCTGGTGCCACTCGCGCGAGTGTTCGCAATCGACGTAGTTTCCAAAACCCGGGATGCCCAGCGTGTGATGCACAAGCTTCGCGTCGTCGCGCCGCGGATACTCGCCGATCAGATGATTCCACGTGGAACACAACCCGCCGATCAGCGAGTGGTCCAGCCATTCGAATCGATGCAAGTGCTGCGACGTACTGCGCGCCACGTAGTCCGGCGTGAGCCTGCGCATCGCCGGATGCCCGCAGTTCAGCAGCATCACGCTTGACCAATTCTTGAACGGGTAATCAAGGTTGTCCGCCTCAATCGGCGAGCCCCTGTACTTCCTGCGCGCCTTCGACGTGTACTCGTGCCGCACGCACTGCACCGCGTATCGGTCGTCCCGCAAGCCCCAAAGCTTGGCGATGTCCTCTCGGAACAGCGTGTCCGAGTCGATGAACAGCGCCCAGCCCCGGAAGTCTTGCAGCGCCGGCACGAGATAACGCGACGTGATGAACGCGTTCGTGCCGTCCGCGTGGTTAGGAAACCAAGTCAGCGAGGAAAGCGTCAGCGGCGTGATCGCCACCGGCACCGTCGCCGTCTCTAGGATGCTCTGCACGCAGACGTGGAACGCTGCCGCCTCGCGCTGGTCGAATCCAATGAAGATGTTCGGGATCACTCAGCAACCGCCGTACCGTCTTGTCCCACGGCTCGTCAGGGCGCTGATTGAAGCGGCGCACCGAGCGATACCAGGGCATGTCGCCGGGGGCGTCTCCCGGCGTTGACCAGATCCATAGCGTCTTGCTAGGCACCAGGACCGTCGCAGGCGTCCCTAAGGCGCCCGCTAAATGCATGGCGGCGGTATGCACGCCCACCACGCAGTCCAACTCGGCCACCAGCGCGGCGGCGTCGTCGTAATCGTTGCTCGCCACCGCACGCGGCCAGTGGCGCACCGGCAGGCCCGAGGCGGCGATCTCGTCCTCGGTGCCCTTGCTGTACTGCAGGCTCACGAAGTCCGCGTCCACCGACTCAATCAGCGGCCGGAACGCTTCCAGCCCGATCGCACGGCCGGCCGAGTTCGTCACCCGTCTGCCGCCGCTCCACGCGAGGCCGATCTTCGGCCGCGCCCCCAGCGAGTCCAGCAGCGCCCGCCACTGCACGCGGCGCTCCGGGTCGGCCACTAGGTACGGCGTGCCGGGGCAGCTCGCGGGCGTTGGCCGGTAGTATTGCGGCAGTTGCCCGATCGCGCAGCCGGCGTCGAACTGGTGCTCATCGACCCACACGGGCGTGCCCTTGGCTCTACGCGTGCCGTAGACGCTCGCCTGCGGGAAGCTGCGGCGGAACAGACCCTCGAGCCGCTCGTCGCACTCCAGCACGACGTGCCCGACGTCGCGCATCACGTCCGGCAGGCACGACGCCATCATCACTTCGTCGCCGATGCCCTGCTCGCCGTAGACGAACAGCTTTTCAACGCGCTTGCCGTCCCACACCGGCTCGTCGCGCACCTTCACGATCTTGCGATACGGGCCGCCCAGAACCTTCTCGTAGCCCGCCCAGCCCTCGCACCAGTCGCCGAGCGCAAGACACGCAAAGCCGCGCGTCTGCAGTGCGCCGCGCTGCTGCGAGTCGATCGCAAGCGCTTTGTCGGCCCATTCCAGCGCCTTGCGCCAGTTGCTTTCTTCTAGGTACGTCATCGCCACGTTGGCGATGTGCCCGGCCTCGCGCGGCGCACGCTTCACCGCCTCGAGGAACGCGTCCCGCGCTTCGCGGAACCGCTGCAGCGACGACAGCACCATGCCGAGGTCGTTCCACGCGTGGTCACGGTGCGGTGCGAGCCGCACGACCTGGCGCAGCAAATGCAGCGCAATCGCGAACCGTCCGCTGTGTACGTACAGGCGCGCGATCAAGAACAGGACTTTCGCGTCGTCCGGATCTTTATGCAGGCGCTCCAGCAGCAGCCGATGCGCCTCGTCCGGGTCGGACTCGATCAGCGCGGCGGCGCGCTGCAGCAGGCGGTCAGATGCGTCCGCTGGTTGCACGCAGCTTCTCGTACTCTCGCGCCCGCAGGCGCTTGATGATCTCGCTCGGGTGGGCTGTGAAGATGTCGAAGCCCTCGTTCTTCCACTGCAGCCAGACTTCAGCCGGCACGCTGGCGGCGTGATGCCAGCCTTCGCGGATGCCTTCCTTCGCGTAGCTCTCGTCGCTGCGCAGGCGCTGCAGATGGTCGAGCGTCTGCTGCGTGGTCGCCGCGTTTGAGCTTGTGACTTCGCGCACGCCGCGGCCGTCGGTCTGCACCTCGCGGCGCAGGCCGGTATGCGGATCGGTTTCGGTGTGGATAGTTTTCATGTGAAAAGCGGGCGAGCCGAAGCCCGCCCGCCGTGGTTACTGCTTACGAGGTCGTCGCGCCGATGATCTGCGCGTGCGCGTCCGGGTTTTGCACCACGGTCGTGAACTCGCAGACGATCATGCCCTTCGTGCCGTCCCCGGTCTTCGCGAGCTGCTCGACCTTGAACGAGTCAAGGAAGCCCACCGCGACGTAGTCGGGGTCGACACAGAACACTCGGCCCGCCGGCATGTACCGCGAAAGCATGACTTTGTGGTTACCAAAGTCGCTCACGTACACGTCGACCGCGCCGACCACCGCGCCTTGCACCGCCTTTGCCTGCGGGTTGTAAAACCCAGCGAACGCCTGCGCACCGCCAAAGGTCGCGATGCGAGCCTTTTGGAACGGCGACACAAGGATCACCGACGGGTCGCCGCCGTCCGTCCACGCCAGTTCTAGCGCGGACTTCAGGTGCGTCTCCGTCAGCGCGGTGAGCGCCGCAGCAGTGCCGTCCACCGACGCCGCCCACTGCCCCGACGCGTAGCCGGGGACGGTGCTGGTCGTGCCGCTGCCAGCGATCACGCGATTGCCGGCGCCGAGCGGGCCACCGATCATCGCCGCGAGACCGGCCGCCACACGGGCGGTTGCTACCGAGCCGGCGGTCGACGCGTTGTTGGAGAGCAGCGTCGCTTCGACGTCGCGCTTGATCTCCTTCATCTTCTTCGCCATCTCGTAGGCGAAGGTCTCGCCGCGACCGTGCTTCCTCACTGTGTCGGCGGTACGCGAGACGTCGATCGTCTTGCGGGCGATCTGGCTCTGGTTGCTGTACAGCACCGCGGTGGTGGCGGTCGTGAAGGTGGCGTCGTCGCCCTCGAGTTGAGCGTTGCTCGCCGACGCGCTCGCGAGCGAGTCGGTGAGCCATTGATGCGTGGTGTTGGTGACCTTCACTCGCTTGGCGTTGGACAGCATCCAAGTGTCCATAGGCGAGATGTTGAAGATCATGTCCTCGAAGTCTTCTGCGATGCCTTCAAGGTCAAACGTCTTGGTAGCCGATTCGGCCATGATTACTTCCTAAGATTCGCTCGCGCGAGCAACGCAGCGGCGATGTCCTCCGTCGATCCGGTCTTGAACGCCCGGGTCTTCAGAGCCTCGACGCGCGCTTTCGCGCTCGTTGACGGTGCTGCAGCCGTGCCAGGCTTCAGCGTCTTGGACGGTTCGATCGTCCGCTTGGCAACAGGCTTCGCGGCCATCGCGTCCCGATATCGCTTAGCGTCGTGAAACGCCGCGACAACCTCGGGGTCGTACAGTGCCGCTTGCCCTTCGGGCGTCAGCGACCGCTGCGCGATGTACTGCGCGAGTTCCTGCTTGGTTGCGTCGGTGAGGTTCGGGACGAGCTTCGCCAGCTGCGCTTGCCCGCGCTCCATCATCTGCGCGCGGTGCTGCTGCTCGGCCTGCTTGATCTGCTGCGTCGCCTGCGCGAGTTGCTGTTCAATCTGCCGTTGAGCGGCCTGCAACTGGACGAGCCGTGCCGTCACCTTCGACGCGGTCACCGGATCGGTGTCGTGCAGCGATTGCAGGTCCATCCCCTGCAGCCGCTCGACTTCCCGCACCGTCGACCGTAGATCCGCCAGTGCGTCGGTCTGCTGGACCGCGAGCTTGCCGATGAACGACGTCAGCTCGCGCTCGGCCTCGACGGCTTTGCGAATCTCCGCGGCCTCCTGGAACTTGCGCGTCGTGCCAGCCTCGAGGTCTTTGGCCTTCTGCTGGATTCGCTGCGCCTGTTCCTGCAACGTCTTGGGCAGCTTGAACTTCTCGCCTGCGACGTCGATCTCGACCTCGTCAACTTCGCGCGCCTCGGTGCCCGTTGCGTCTGCCGTAGCCTCGTCGGCCTGCTCTGCAACGGGTTCGTCTGCGGGCTCATCCGCGTCTTGCGCCTCGGACTCGCTGTCGTCAGCCGTAGGCGTGTCCGCCCTGCTGTTCCAGCGCGCCAGAAGCGCCTGTGCGGCGTCCTCGGTCGTGTGATACGCGACTTCCTGCGGTTCCGCAGGCGTGGTCGTGTCTTGATTCATGGAGTGCCTTGAATGCCCGCGCCAGAAATGACAAAGCCGCCTCGCGGGCGGCTCTGTTTCATTGCGGCGGCGCGTGAACCGCTAGAACTTGCTGCGTGCGCGCTCGGCGATCTGCCGGATGCGCGATTTGGCCTGTAGATCAGCCTCGGCTACCTTGCCGTCGGCCAGTACGCGGTCGAACCACGCGAAGAAGTCGCTGTAGTGCCGCACGTAGGCGTCAAGCTTCGCCTGGTCCGCTTCGGTGTACGTGTGCCGGCGCCACATGGCGCGCGTGAGGCTCTCGCGCATGTGCTCCCGGGCCTCGCGCACAAGGTCGTGCTCGAGCAGGCGCGTGGCCTGTTCGGCGCGGCGGATGGGAGGCAACGGCGTCACGTTTGCGTCAGCGCGAAAATAGTAATTCGCGCATTGATTGCCGAGCCGATTCTGTTTTCAATGTACAACTTGCCGTCGTTATGCGCGGAAACCGTTACTCGCACATCCGTCCCGGTTGTCCCAGACAGTGCGCCGGTTGTCATTTCGAAGTAGACGTCGCCAGAATGCTTCACTGTAGACGCGCCAGCGCCGCCCGACGGTTTTACCTTAAACCACCCGCTGCCGTTTCCGTTTGCGCTGTCGGTCGCAATGCTGACAATTCCGCAAATGTTGCTTCCGGCCGCCGACGGGTCAGACACCGTGATTGATGCAGCAGCGTCGTCATTGAGCGTGATTAGCGCGCTGCTATTGAAACCGAAACCTTGGACGTGCGACACCCCGCGCTGATATTTGACAACCGACGCGCTTGAATCAATCTGATGATCGACCTCGTAACTTTGCGCGTACGCATCAGGCACTAATACGCCGCCCTCGGGCTCCGGATTTGCGTACAAAGTTACAATCTTGGTCAGTTTTGACCGAGATGGCACTACACCTTGGCGGCCGGTATATGTACCAAATGCGTCAACCGCAAGCTGTACAAAGGTATTTGAGTAAACGCCCAGATTCGTCGTGTCACTGGTGCCGCCAATCTGAACGCCAATAGAGTTATTTCCTACAATCGACAGCCGCGTGTAGCCGCTAAACGTATTATTGTCTGTCCAGTTCTTGAAATTGATTCCGTAAGCGTAAGCGTTTTCAACAAACACGCTCGCAAACGTGTTCAGCGTCACAACCTGCGGGGTCGAGTCATACCCTGACGAAACGCCCGAAAATTCTATCGCGGTACCGCAGGTACCTTGTTGCACGATTGCGCCGAACCAGCATTGCGTAATGTTGCGCTTGGTCAGTGCGGAATCTCCGCCGGTCGAATCTGCTGCAAACGTCAGCGCTTTGCTAGTTGTCCCGGTCGTGATGAGCGTAATCGCGTCGGCCCATATATTGTGGGCTGAATGGATTGCCAGAGCGGTGCCCGTGAAGCTTGCTCCGGTGTCTATCGTCAAACCTTCCCAGCGCACGCTCTTGACCACATCCGCCGGGTCGGTTTGTACGGCTATGCCACTGCGAGATCCAATCCAGACAATCTTGCCGCTCGGCCCAAAACGCACATCAACGTTGTCTTTAAGCACAAGCGTCGTCGATACCGCCACGGGCGCGTCTACGACAAGCGTTCCGCCGCTAATCGCAATCTGCGCGACCGCCGCTTGCAGGGCCGCCGTATCGTCCGTCACCCCGTCGCCCACGGCGCCGTAGTCCAGCACGCTGACGCTGCCGGTCGCGCTCTGCGACAGCTCGATCACCTGGCGGTCGGTGATGCGGAAGTCCTGCCCAAGGGTGAACTTCGTTCCGGCTAGCTTGGTCATCTCAGACTCCGAACCACACGCGACGCATCTGACAAGTGAACGAAAAAAAACCGCCCGAAGGCGGCTTGTATGGCTTGGTGCCGGTTATCTGAGCGCGTCTGCCACAGCCCGCAGCCGCACCAACTCCACATTGGCCGCCACCGTCGCATCGCCCGCGACCGCCCGCTCGGCCTGCACCGCCTGGACCTGCGCGGTGGCCGTGGTGATGAGCGGCGCGAGGCGCTGAATCTCGGTGGTCGCTGCGTCACGCGCCGCGACGAACGGGATGCGAGCCGCGCCAGTCAGCCCCGACAGCGACGCGGTGGCTGCATCGCGCTTCACGATCTCGGCGGCCCTCTCGGCCACTAGCGCATCCCGCGCAGCGACAGCAGTCTGCACAAGCGCCGTCAGCCGCTCGCGCTCGGCCGCTGCGACATTCCTCGCCACACGCTGCACGACGACAGCCAGTGCCGCTTCTCGCCGCGCACGGCGGTCCTCTCGCTGCTCCTGCGTCAGCTTTGCGCGGACGTACTCGATCTCGGCCGCATCGCGCTGCTGGTCGGCCACCGCAGCACCGATCCCGCGAGTCATCATCAGCGTGTCGCCGTCATCCTCCAGCACTTCGGGCATGGCGACGAGTTGGTGCCCGTACCAGACGTGGCGCGGCTCGACCGGGTTGACGAGGAACGGGTACAGCGCCACCGGCACCACCGGCACGATCAAGTCAACGTGATACAGCGAATTGGTCGCCACCCGCTCGGGCACCTGCATGTCGCCGCCGGGACCGGCTACGGTGACCATCTGCCCGGTCTCGCGCCACAGCGTGCCGAGGATGACGACCTCGACGCCGGGGCGCGGTTGCCACTCGCCGTCGCGCTCGACTGCGAAGTGCGTGCGGTAGAGGGTGAGCCATGCGGACTCGGACGGCAGGGCAAGCTTGAGGAGGTGGCGGGTCATGCTGTCAGCCCTCGTGCAGCGGCATTCGGCAGGCGCCGATTGGTCAGGCGGACGCGTCGAACTACACCGCCGTCCAGCGTGCGCCCTAGATGGTCAGTGCCCAAATAAAGATTAACCACGCCACTCGGAGCCGCGCCAGAACTAAACAACGCACCAGAAGCGCCATTGGACGCTAGGAATGTATCGTTGACTTTGAATGCAATAACCGACCGATTGACGGCTGAACTAGATATCGTAGCCGCGCCTGAAAACGCCCATTGTGAGCCGCCCGCGATTAGGCTGAGATACTCCAGACCAGATGTTGTGCCAACGTCAATTCTGTTGTTGGCTGTGCCGTCACCAAGCTGCGCCGCGTTTTGGTACGCAGTGCTGCCCCCCCGCACGTAATCCACCACCAACGTCCCTTCCGTCAGCCCCGCCAGCGACCCCAGCGGCACCACCAGCGCATCAGCCGCCCGCGTCGCCGTCGCCCCAAGCGTCAGAATCGGGGACGATGCGCGGGAGCCGGTTTCAATCTGCGCGCCCCATAGCAGCACGCCATCGGTGCCGTTGACGGTTGCGGTCGCTGTCCCCGCAGAATCCGTCACCATAAATTGCAGGTAACGGGTGCCGGCAGTTGCGGCGGCTGTCATCTGAATCCGCCGCCATCCGCTATTGCTGTCGGACACGGTAAAGGTATAGCCCGCAAGAACACCCGTCACCGCGCCGGTGCTTAGGTCTACAGTACCCGCTGTCAGCGAACCGGGGAATTCGATAAACCTAATAGACGATTTGCCAGCCGCCTTAGCAAAAATCGACGCCGTATACGTTGTCGCGGCTGCGGTAAATCCTTGGTAAGCGCCGCGAATCGTGCCTGTCGTAGTCGGATAAAGTAAATCGGCCGTCGTTGTGCCGTCCGGCGCTACGCCTGCGTTTGCAGTGATTGTTGCGTCCGTTTTATTCCACGCCGCGTCATCAAACGCCGTCGACCACAGCACCAAATTCGTCGCCGCAGCCTCGCTCCTAAGCCCATACACGCCCTGCGCTGCGAGCCAGTCGACGGCGGGTGCGTAGACGGCGGCGGAGGTGGTGGGGACGTATGGGAGGGCGGTGGGGCCGAGGTTGAGTTGTGCGCCCCAGATCCCGACCGTCTCCGTGCCGGCCGCGACCCAATTGCGCGTAAGCGTGTTGGATGGAAGCGGGAACACCCCGACATAGACCGTCGAGGCTGCGGATACGCATGACACGGAGATCCGCGCTCGCCCCGAGTTGACTGCGGTGATCGCGCCGGTCGTGCCTGCGCTCGTCAGGCCGGCGGCTATCGCTTGCACGTCGAACACCGCCAGCCGCCACGCGGTATCGAAAATGCCGACCGCGACCCACTGCGTATTCGTGTACTCCACGTACACCGACGCGGTGATCTGCGCGCCGGTTGGCACCGCGATCGGCGTGGTCGTCTGGACGTTGTGCTGAACGTCGCCGCCCGCGCTCGTTGCTGTCAGCAGATCGCCAGTTGTCGTCCCATCGGGAGCCGGCCGCGTGTTGCTGGTAACTGCGGCGCTGTTTGTCGACCACGCCGCATTTCCAAACTCGGACGACTGCACATGCAGGTTATGCGCCGCATACTCATAAGTCCCGTCCGACTTCTGCTGCATCGCCACGCTCGACCGTGCGCTGGCGTTGAGCCTTGCGCCGCCGAGGCCGGGGAGGCGGTAGCCGCCGCTCGCATACGCCGCCGGGTCGCTGATCGCGGCGCGGATATGCTCGCCGGTCGCGTCAATGGCGAACGGAATCCCGACGTTGAACCCCCACGGCCCCTTACCCGCCCACGGTCCACGACCACGAAACGGGCCACGGCCCCGAAACGGACCGTCGACACGGAACGGCGAGACCATTACCGCTGGCGCTCCGGGAGCACCATGTAGACGCTGGTGGTAGCCGTGCCCGCCGTGCGCGAGAACCGCAACGCCTTTACCGCGCTGTCCAGCACGTCAACGGAGAACGCCGTAGCGGTGCCGTTAGTCCACGAGGCCCAGGTGCCGCCGTCTACCGTGTACTCGGTATAGATGGAGCAACCCGAAGCCGGGATGACGGCCACCGTCGCGGGATACGCCACAGCAAGCATCGGCACCGTCACTGCGGTGCTGCCAGGGATCTCGCCCCGCAGTTCGTCACGAAAGCCCATCGCTCATTCCCATTGTGTTAATCGGCCGCATCACGTCCGCCTGCGCCCGGATACGCGCGACCTCTAGCGCGACCTGCGCGTCGAGTTCGGCCTTGTAGCGCGCGATCTCGGCCTGCATCTGCGCCTTCTCGCGCTCCAGCATCATTTCCGCCTGCGCGCGGCTCATTTCCATCTGCGCGTCCTGCTGCGCCTTTGCCTGCTCGAACTGCGCCGACTGCTGCAGCTTCGCCTGCTCAATCTGCCCGCGCTGCTGCACCTCGATCAGCTTCGGGTCGGGCGGCGGCGGCTGTTGCGGCTGCGGCGGCGGCGCGTTCTTCGGGTTGACCCAGAACTCCTCCGCATTCTTGAAGCCCGCCGCGTTCGACAGCTTCGTCAACATCGCGTACAGCTTGTCGGGCGCGCTAAACCCGAGTTGCACGCCCGGGCCAAGCGCAAGCTGCAGCATCTGCATCAAGAACGCCATCTGTTCCTGACGATTGCCGGTGCCCAACCCGACGTTGATGCTCATGTCTTTCCGACGCGTCCACTGGCGCGGATCGACCGGAACCCACTCGTTGCGAAGCTGCACGATCGACGCGCGGCGCGAGTGCTTCAACGTCAGCGCGTGGACGACGCTGCACAGTTCGGTGACGGCGGTGGCGAAGTAGCGCGCCACAAGTTCGATACGCTGGCTCTGTGCGCCCTGCAGCATCGCGATGCCGCTCGCGGTCCGGTTTAGCGCATTCGGATCAAGCCCCGTGCCGACCCTGGTGACGCCCGTACGCGTCTCGCGCACCGTGTCCATGTACTCGAGCGTCGACAGAGCCGGGGCCGGGTTGTACGCCTCGGAGAGCGGCAACACCGCGCCCATCGGGTCGCCCTCGACGCGCACCAGGCCGCCGGGACGCGACACCAGCATGTCGTCGAGGTTCACCCTGTCCGCGTTGATCGCGTGTCGCGGCGAGTTCGCCAGATACAGCGCATCCAGCACGCCACGCAACAGCGCAGTCTTAGCGTCCTGGACTTCCTTGATCTCGTCGTACAGCGACTCGCCGTAATGCTGGTGCGGCAGCGGCTTGGCACTGAATGCGACGAGCGGGATCAAGTCCGCTTCCTCGTTCAGCAGCACCGTCGTGCCAACCACGATCACGTGGCGCAGTTCGGCCTCGCCGTCGCCGTCGTAGTCGCAGCGAATCCAGCACTCGCGAACCTTCACGCGGCGCATCGACGGGTCGGGCTCGACGTCCTCGTCGTGCAGTTGCCACGAACGCTCTTTCCGGGCGTCGCGCTCGAAGTCCTCGACGCTGTTCCCGCCGTCGCTGATGTCGTCTTCGACGTCGAAGCCCATCGCGCGCAACTCGCTGATGGTCTTGTCCTCGCGGCGCATCACGAACGCGCTCTGCGCGAGCGACACCGTCGTCGCGTTCGGGTCGACGAGCACCGACTCGGGCGGCACGTTGACGACATGCACGCAGCCCTGCGCGGTCGTGCGCTGAATCGTCGCGTCGATCGTCAGCGTGCCGTAATCGTCGATCGTCTCGGCAATCTCAACCGGCTGCGCGTCACCCGACTGCAGCAGCGCCTGGAACTCCTCAAGCGAGAGCCCCTTGTACTTCTCGCGCTCGTACTCGTCGTCCTTCCAGTACGCGAGCACGTAGCTGTTCTTCTGCAGCAGCGCGTCGTGCAGCCAGCCGCTGAAAAGGCTGAATGCGTCGTTCTTCTCGGTCAGCACCCAGTTGACGTAAGCCGTCTCCTGCTCGGCCGCCTGGATGTCCTCCGGGCCGCGCGGCGTGAACTTGACGACCTCGTCGCCCGAGAGGAACAGCTTGAGAATCGGTCCCTTCAGCGATTCGCAGACGTCGTAGACGCTGCGGTCGACAACCTGCGAGCGGCCCTCGGGCGCCGGGTTGACGTTCTCGCCTCTGTAGTAGTCAAGCGCCTGCGTCCTGTTGTCCGCGAGCGTCCCGTCCTCGGCTGCTGTCTCGAGGTGCTCGATCGCCCGCACCAGATCCTTGTCGTCCATTTTGCTCATACGCGGACCTGAGTGCGGCTAACTCCGATTGAAGTGACTGATAATTCGTGAACAGCGCCAGGAACTCGCGCTCGAGGCGTTCGACTTTGGCGTGTAGCAGGCGACTCATGCGGCCCAGACCTTCGGATACGCGATCGGCTTAGCCTTCACATCGCGCTTCGCGGCGACCGCCGCATACCGGAAGGCGTCGGCCCCGTGCGAATACTCGTCATGCAGCGGCCGGCGCTTGAAGCCGCCCGTGCCTTCGTCTTTGTCCCACCGATAACGCCGCAGGCATTGCAGCCCATCGGCGCAGCGCGTGGCGTCGAACCAGCAGCGGTTGAACAGCTCGCGCGCTGCGTTGATGCCGTCCAGCACCGACAGCGCCGGCACGATCTGGACGCGGTAGCCTGCAGCGCGCGTCTGGTCCTCGATCGACTTGCCAGTACCGAGTTCCTTGGCTTGCGCGTCATGCGGCAGCCAAACCGTCCGATACACGTAGCCGCGTCGCTGCATGTCGGCCAGGTACTCGGACCACGGCTTCAGGTGCCCCTGCATGTAGTCGACCAAGTGGAATTCCTGCCCGACCCACTGCCCGAACCACGCGGAGGTGTAGTCCGCCCAGCCGATGTCGAAGTACACGTCGACCGGCTTGGCCTTGTCCGATGGCACGCTGGTGATGCGATCGGCCTCGGTCGCTGCGCGGATCTCGCTGGCGTAGATCGCGCCGTCGAGCACTTGCCGGCAATGGCCTTCCCAGACCGTCAGGTACGCGTCCGGGTCGGTCGCCTTCATGTGGTCTCTCTCGGCCGCCAGGACGTCCGGGAACCACGGGTTGTCGTCCCAGTTCACCTTCGCGACCACCGCTTCCGGCGGCGGGCGAAGTACGAAGCGCCGATAGGTTTCGTCGCTGTCCAGTTCCGGGTTGAAGCTCACCCAGATTTCAGACTCGGGCCGGCGGATGGTTGGAATCAGCGTGTCCCAGGATTCCTTGCTGACCGTCTGCGCTTCCTCGACCCAGCAGACGTCCGCGCCCTCGTAGCTCTTGATGCTCGCGATGTTGTGCCGCAAGCCCTCAAAGCCGAACGTGGTGCCGTTCGCGCCCACGATGCGCGTGCGCTGGATCTCGTAATGCCCTTCCAGCCCCATCACGCGGATCTGGTCGGACAGCAGCGCGTGAACCGAGTCTTGAATGCTGTTCTGGAACTCGCGGGCGCACAGGATGCGCAGCGGGCGTTCGGCGCCCAAGATCAACAGCGCGCGGGCGAAGGACCACGACTTCGCCGATCCCCGTCCGCCATAGGCGACTTTGTATCGCGCGGGCTTGAACAGGAACTTAAGTTTCGCCGGGAACTCGGCCTGCATCGCGGAAGATCACTTCAAGCCGCGCCTTGATCGGGCCGCCGTTCACGCCGCCCATTTCGACGGACTGCACAGCCTTGCCGTCTAGTCGGTCGCCGATCTCGCGAATTGCCGCCACGTCGCCTTCGGTGGCCTTTGTCACCAGCGCGTCGGCAATCGCCCGCAGGTTTTTTGCGTCCTCGGCCAGCAACGCCCGGCGCAGCGTGTCGCGCCAGATTCGGCCGTTGCGAGCGTTCTGATTGCCAGCAGGTGCGCCAGCCATTGTTCTACAACCTAAGTAATTGACTCGCCGGTCAGTAAGACTTCTTGCCGCCCTTGCCCTTGCCGCCCTTCTTCTTGCCCTTCACATCGCCCTCGCACAGCGGCCGAGTTTCTGACAGCGCGCCGGATTCGGGCAGCTTTTGCAGACCGCCATTGCAGGCGCGGGCGGGGTCTTGCGCTTCGGCGCGGGCTTGCGTGCTGTCGGCATGGCGCGTCCAAAAAGAAACGCCCCGCGACTGCGAGGCGTTAACCCACAACGAGGAGGAGTCTGCACACGGTCACTGCGGGGACAATGACCCGGACCAATTATCACGCGGGCCTGGCATAAATGCCACGCCTAAATGTCATAGATTATTCGACGCCACGAGCGTGCAGCGTGATCTTCAGCAGCCCGCGTGCGCGCTCGTAAACCTCATAGACGCTCTCGTAGCGTTTCCAGCGCATCGGCCCGATGACGACGGCGTTGACGGCTGCGCGCTCAAGCGCCGGCAGCGAGTCGACTGCAGCGTCGACCGCGAGCGCCATGGTGTCGTCGAGCGTCGCGACCATCGAGTCAAAGTCGCCCGGCGGGCGCCAGCGGATGCCGGCGGCGGTCGACGGGTAGCCGAGTTCCGCGCGGTGATCGCTCTCACGCATCCAGTCGCGCCACGATTCAAGCAAGTAACTCAGTCGTTGGTCGTTCATTGCTCACCTTTTGCACTTGGCTGCGCCATGCGCGCACGACGTCGCCGTTGACGTCCACCCACACGACGCCGCTCACGGCCTTGATGACGCTCCCGTACACGACTGTCGGCACGTCGGTTGCGCGGGGCTTGCCAGGGCGCGCATAGCGCCGCACCAGCACGGCGTCACCGCGTTTCACCGCTGCGCCCCCGTCAGCCGGTCGATCAGCACCTCGAGCCGCAGCGCATCCGCCCGCGCCATCGACAGCCGCACGTCGTCTAGCTCGCGCCGCAGCAGTGCGCGCAGCTCGTGATCCGGCGGGTCGATGTCATGACGGTCCGCGGTCAGCTCGCGGATGAGTCGCTCGAGGCGGTGGGCGATGGCATCGGTCATGTCAGTCCTGAGTCGGCCGCAGGTAGTCGACGATCAATTCGCGCGCCGCGTCCCAGCCGACGGCCACCTCGGCCCGATAGCCGTACTCGCGCAGCGACTCGATCCATTCGCGCTGTGCTTGCGTCACGCTGTGCCGCCCGGGGCGCTTTAGCTCGATTCGCAGCCCGTGCCAGCCGTTACGCGGCACGTCTAGCGCGATGTCGGGCACGCCCGCCCGCACGCCCTCGGCCTTGAGCCGCGCGGCTGTCCTGGGGCTGCGTAGGCCGCCGTTCGGCACGGCGTAGAGCATTCGCAGCTCGGGGTGCTGGCGGATCACGCGGTCGCGCCATGAAAACAGCGCCACCTGGTGCGCGTGCTCGTCTGCGCGCTGGTCCGCCATCACTGCACCCCCGCCACCGGCCGCGGCGACTGCTGCTCGCTCGGCACCGGCCGCCAGCCCGACGGCCACTGCCTGCCGTCTTGGTCGGTCAGGACGATCACGACGCCGACCATGCCGCCGGCCAGCGCTGCGACGATCGCCGCTTCCAGCATCCGCACGACTTGCTCGGTGTCGTGTGCGCTCATTGCTCAATCCCCCGTTTCTGCAGCGCGTCCCAAATTGCCCGCGCGCGTACGCGGACTGCGGCGACATCCTCGGGCGACAGTTCGGCGGTCGCTTTGTCGAACTCGTCTTTCAAGTCCTTCCGCAGCGATAGCGCGATCGAGCGGGCCTTGCAGCACAGCCGGCCGTGAACGATCACGCCGATGAACCACGGATCGCGCTCGGCGCGGATGCAGTCCATACAAAGTTCCACCGTCGTTTCCTTTCCTGCCGTGCCATGCCCCGCCTCGCCGTGCCGTGCCGCGCCGTGCCTGCCACGCCGTGCCATGCCCTGCCGCGCCCCGCCTCGCCACGCCCTGCCTGCCCTGCCCTGCCATGCCTGGCCCCGCCTCGCCATGCCAAGCCGCGCCCTGCCTGCCCTGCCTCGCCCCGCCAAGCCTTGCCGCGCCACGCCGTGCCCCGCCTGCCCTGCCGTGCCCCGCCTCGCCAGGCCGGGCCCCGCCACGCCGCGCCTCGCCCTGCCTGCCCTGCCTCGCCGCGCCGTGCCCCGCCTCGCCATGCCGGGCCTTGCCCCGCCTTGCCTGCCTAAGCAGCCTGCTTCGCCGCTTCATCCATCACCCGCTGCAACTCGGCCCGCGCCCGCTCTAGCGCCGACCCCCAGCCCGACACGTCGCTAAGTAGCTGGTACTTGAGCCGGTAGGCGTCAAGGTCGCGCAGCGCGTCGCGCATCATCTGCTCGCGGTAGCGCACCACCCGGACGGCGGCACTGATCGACGTGTACGAACCCACCGTCGACTCGTCCGCGCCGTCCTCGACCGCATCGTCGGCAGCGGGGCGCAGCGCGACGAACGCCCGCACGGGCGCCTTCACGTTCACGCCCTCGGCCTGCACGACCACGATCGACCGCAGGAGATGCCGCGCCTGCTGCACCCGAAACGCTTCCGCCGCAGTGGAGTCGTCCCAGGTGAAGTAGCCGTGAAGCACCGACTCAGGCTCTCGCGCGTGATCCACAATCCGTTCCGGCGCGATCGTTCCTTCGACCTCTCGCAACCTCTCGATCTCCTCGCCGACTCTCTGCGGGTCGCCGGACAGCCGCGCCCACGGCTTGAACCTGTAGACGGTTTTCATGCAGCCTTCGCTCCTTCGTTGCGCGCCTTGATCCACTCGCCGATCTGCTTGGCCTCGGCGTCGCTCGCGACCTTGAACCGCCCGAACTGGCCGTCCTTCTGCGGGCGCCACTCGCCGATCCCGATGCCGAAGCCGGCCGCGTCGAACAAGTTCACGAGCTGTTCGACCGACAGCATCGACAGGTTGATCGTCACCGGCAGCACCGTGCCCCACGTCTTGAAGTGCGCGCGGTAGCGGATGTCGGCCGTGCCCATCCCGACGCGCACCATGTCCTCGCGCGGCTCGGGCGCGCTGCCCACAACCGGCACCATTTCGCCGTCGATGTGGAATGCCTGCCGCAGATTGGTCTTTCTAAAGTCCATCGCGACGGCCGCGTCGACCGCCGACGCCTTAAAGGCGATCGTGGGGAACGCCGGCAGGCCGGTGCTGTCGACGTAGATCGACTCCTCAAAGTCGCGTTGCGGGTCTTTCGCTTCCTTGCCCGTCGTCGCGCGCTTCATCTGCTTGGCAAGCATCTGCTCCTTCGCCTTGTGCGACCACGCGTGCATGATGAGCGGCGCGGTGCCGATGATCGGAATCTCGATGCGCTCAAGGCGCATCTGCTTCATCTCGACGACGTTGCTTGCCTTGGCTCTTGCGACTGCCATAACCCACTCCTTTGCGCGGTACGCGCATATGCCGGCGAAATCGGCCGCCGGCTTGCCGTTACTTGACTCCGGTCACCGCGCGGCCTGCACCGCAACCGCGAGCGCCTTCTCGGCCGCCAGCAGCGCGGGCCGGTCGTCCGGCGTGGCGCTGCTGCTCGCGCACCTAGCGCGCAGGCGCTGCACCTCGTCCACCAGCGGTCGGTTGCGCCGCAGCGCCGTCGTGATCGCGTCGAGGTGCCGCCCGCCTTCTCCGAAGTGGAACCGGCACCACCGCTTGCCGTCGCTGATCGGCCCCCACACAGGACAGCCGTGCGCGGCGCACATGTAGTCGGGCGCGTCGCTGCCGCCGCCCTCGCCTTCCGCGAGCGTGGACTGCGAGATGCGGTCGGCTACGCGGCTGAAGGTTTCGCGCTTCATCGGCTTCATTGGTGATATTTCCCTTCGACGACCTTCGCGAAGTTGGTCGGTCTAAACAGCCACTCAATGTCGGCGGTGAACGGCGGGCGGTCGTCGCGCCCCCGTGCCCTGCCGGTGAGGAACTTCGACTTGGAAACATGCGCGAAGTAGTCGGCGAAGAACGCCAACCCCTCGTCCTCGCTTTGCCAGCCGTGCAGCAGTGCGTACTCGCGCCATCGCGCCCGTAGGTAGCCGCGCCGCGCCTGCGTCAGCACCAAGCACTGCGGCAGCGTCGGCAGTCTCTGGTGGTACAGGTCGACCAGCTTCTGCGCTGGGCACGCCAGCAGCACCGATTCGGGAGCCTCGCGTCGGATTTCATCCGGCGGCGGTGTAGGTGCCGGCGACCCCTCGGGGTCGGCGGGCACTCCCAACACGTAGTGTTGGGTAGTAGTTATAGGTACTGGTTCTGGTTCTGGTGTCGTACTCACGCGTTGGTTACGCGTTACATCGCTTTCCTGAGCCGCTGCACGACGCTTTTCACGCCACGCCGCCACCCTCGCCGCCTCGGTCTTGCGGCGGTCGACCATCGACAGCACGCGCTCGGTGATCGTCGCGTGATACAGGCGTCCGTCAGCGTGCAGCCGCCAACCACGCAGCAGAACCTCGCGGTCCGCGCTGAACTGCCGCGCGGGCATTCCCATGTGAGCGCCAATCAGCGCGTCGTCGTTGGGCAGCGATCCGCATGGCGACTGCTCCCATGCGACGGCCCATAGCATTAGCAGCCACGGCCTGACCTCGGCGGGCGTCAGCGCCCAAGTGTCGCTGCGCCGGATGCGCTCAAGATCCAACTCAAAGCGCCAGCCCTTCGCCAGCACGTCGGCCGGATACGGCGGCTCAGGCGCGACGGAATCGGCCACTACGGACAAGTGCGCCCGCGCGTTCATGGCCGGCCGATGTAGTAGCGCGCTACCCGCTTGCCGTTCGGCAGCTTCAGCCGCTCCACGCTGATCGCGTGGCCCTGCTCGCGCAGCTCGTGGCACCTCGCCGCCAGCCGGAACACGCCAAACCGCTCCAGCGCCTCCAGCGGCGTCAGCGGCCCGCGCCTAAGCGCGTCGAGCACCATTTGCGTCTGCGTCATTTCGCCTCCTTAACCAGCCGGTACCGGTACAGCACGCCCGCGCCCGTCTCCACGCGATCCGTCGCGATGTCGTGGCCTGCGTCGCGCAGGTCCGCGATGCGCCCGGACGCTCGCGTGCAGCTAAACCGCTCGGAAATTTCAGCCGCCGTCATCGGCCCGTCGCGCAGCGCCTCGAGGATCGCCTCGCGCTGCGTGCGGCCGGACATCCGCGGCTGGCTCGCACCACGCTCTCGCGGCGTGGCAGCGGCCTCGCGGGCCTCTTCGCGCTCGAGCCGCGTCCTGCGGATGCGCTCTGCGACTTCGGCTCGCGCCCGCGCGATCTCGCCTTCGTCGCGCTCCCCGCGCACGTGGCGCGTCGTGGGCAGCGAGGCCAGACGGCGGTGCGCTTCGGCCTGCTCGCGCGGCATGTGGCCGTGCGCCAAGCGCCTGGAAAGGTCGACCCCGTCGCTCATAGCTCACCCACCCGAGCTAGGCGGCACGCAAATCGCCAGCGCGCGCAGTGGGGGATCGGCCAGTGACATTGACACCCCCCGCCCCCCCGCTTCATACTTTTGACACGTTTTCGCCGCTTTCTGCAGCGCAGTCCTGCGGGCAGCCGAGAACGGTCAACTGCCACACACGACCCTCGGGGAGCTCTTCATCCCATTGACTGACCGCCGACGGCGTCACGCCTAGCCGCTCGGCCAGCAGCGCCTGCGATCCCGCCCACGCAATCGCGGACGACTTGGAAATTCGGGGTTTGATCGCCATGTCCATAGGCACGACATTAGCATGCTTCATCTCATGCGGTCAAGCATGCTGGAGGCCCGATGAAGTACGCTTACCACATGAGCGCAATAGGAGAACGGCTGCTGCAGTTGCGACGGGAACGGGACGGCCTCGAAGCCGCCGCCGTCGCGCGTGCGTTGAAGATCACCCCTTCGGCGCTGTCGCAGCTCGAGAGAGGCACAACGAAAAACCCAAGGCCAGACACACTGCTGGCCGCATCGAGGTTCTTTGACGTGTCAATCTTCTGGCTGATCACTGGCACCGGCCCGCGCAAGCACGTGGAGGCCGAAACCGAATCCGAGGCGCAGGCACTGCTGCTGTTCCGCCGGCTGGGCGCAAGCGGCCAGGCCGCGGCGCTCTCGCACTTGGAATGGATGGCCTCGCGAGAGTCTCCGGGCAAGCCCGACGACGACTTCGACATGCCAAACCCCCGCAAGCGGCTACAGTAAGCATTCGTCAGCGGCCGGCGCGCGCCCGGCTTTTTTTTGCCGCCGACGTGAAGCATGCTTGACATCCGGGGTTAGCGACCTTAAGCTTGCTTCATGCCGCACTCACGCGGCGGGAGAAGCCGACATGACCCGCATCGTTGCCGCCTTGGTCCTCGCAACCGCCGCGTCGGCGGCATGGGCTTGCACCACGCACACCGTCATCCGCGACGGCCGGATGATTACCTGCACCACTTGCTGTGCCGGCGGGCACTGCACGACCACCTGTATCTGAGGAGGTCGCTATGTACCGCACCACCGACCCCGAAATCCGCGACGCTTACGCCTACACGGCGCAAGCCGTGCGCGCCGAGCAAGCGCGCAACGACTGGCTTGCTGACCGGGAGCGCGAGCTGCAGCGGCTAATGCTGCGCCCGCTGTCCGCGCGCATCGCGCCCAATTGGGCGTATTGCGTTTCCGGCGACGACCTGCCGATCGGCGAAGACTTCGCCGCGTGGCTGGCAATGCAAGACCACCGCGACGTCGCGCTGGCCGTGTTCTCGGCCATCGACCGCACGCGGCTCGTCGAGGCTTACTGCGCCGCGCGGGCGCGGGCCGACGCCACCGTGCGCGAGCGCGACGTGTCGTGGCACGACGAGGCGTACGAGACGCTGCTCTGGGAACGGGCGGGGGGCTTTTGATGGCTGCGCCCAAGTACCCCGGCGATCCCTTCGGGCGCCTGCCGCACCCGGTGCGCCCTGTGCGCGACCCGCTGCCGACCGAGCCCGCGCCGTTCATTACGCGCCGCGCCGGACCGGTGCTCGGCGGGCCGCTGTACAGGCCGGCAGCGCGCGAGCGGCGCGCGTGGACGCTGCTCGAGGTCGTCGGCGCAGCGGCGCTGTCGGGTACGTGGTTGTGGATGTTGTGGACGGTGCTGGGGTCGCTTTGAACGACCAGGACCGCTTCCACGCAGAAGTGACGGCAAAACTCAACAAGGAGGAAAACGATGACCACGACTGCAACGTCGAAGCACGTCTATGCAGCGATAGCGCAGGTAATGCGCGAAATGGCGAAGACTGGCATCTCGAAAGACCGCAAGAACGACGCGCAGGGCTTCAAGTTCCGAGGCATCGATGACGTGCTGAACGCGCTGTCGCGGGTGCTGGCCGACCACGAACTCTGCATCCTGCCGCGCGTCATCTCGCGGGCCGTGACCGAGCGCGCGAACTCGCGCGGGAACGCGCTGTTCTACGTCGTGCTGGAGGTCGAGTTCGACCTCGTGTCGGCCCGCGACGGAAGCGCGCACACCGTCCGCACCGTGGGCGAGGCGATGGACAGCGGCGACAAGGCGACGAACAAGGCCATGAGCGCCGCGTACAAATATATGGCGATCCAGACTTTCGCGATCCCGACCGAAGGCGACAACGACGCCGACGCGACGACGCACGAGGTCGCTAGCAGCCGCCAGAACGGCCGTAGCGCCGTCGCCGAAGAGGCCGACAAGGTTCGCGCCATCCGAGACGTTGCGGACGCCTGTATCGCGCTGCACGCCGCTGCCGTCACGCAGTTCGACAAGGACGGCGACACGGCCGGCTTCTGGGAACTGCACCGCGCTGCCAGCCGCGTGACGGGCGAGGACCGGATGGTGTTGTGGGAGATGTTGAACAAACATTCGGCCGTGCGGGCCGCGATCAAGGAGTACGCAGGCTATGCCAACGCCGAGAAATCGAAGGTGGCGGCGTGAACGAAGAATGGCGAGCGATTCCGGGCTGGCCCGAGTATTCGGCCAGCACGCTTGGCCGCATGCGGCGCGACACGGCGGCACCGGGCACAACAGCGGGCCGGATTCTCAAACCAACGCTGCTGGCTAACGGGTACTACAAGGTGTCGCTGTGCCGCGATGCGAAGCGCGTCGAGTACACCGTCCACAGGCTCGTGGCGCTCACCTTCATCGGCGACCCCGGCGACCTGCACGTCTGCCACAACGATGGCAACCGGACAAACAACCGCGCCGACAACCTGCGGATCGACACCCGCAAGGGGAACATGAGCGATCAGTTAAGGCACGGCACCCGTCGTCGCGGTGAAGCCGTGCCAATCAACAAGCACTCCGAGCAGACGATGCGTTCAATGTTGGAGCGCGCGCAAAAAGGAGAGCGGGTGTGCGACCTGAGCGCAGAAACCGGCATCCCGAGAACGACCTTGTATGCGCTCGTGAGCAGGCGGATATGGAGGCATCTTGATAACCGAGGCTGACGTGGAGCGCGCCATCGAATGGATGATCTCCAATGCCGACAAGGCCGCTGTGGCCCGCGCGCAGCGAGAACACTGCGAGCAGTGGAGAAAGACGCTCAAGGCGCAATTGATGCAGGAACACGTCACGCTGCCGCTGGCGGCGCAGGAACGCGAGGCGTACGCGGACCCGCGCTACGTCGCGCACCTGGACGCGCTGCGGACGGCGGTCGAGCAGGACGAACGGATGCGGTGGCTGATGACCGCAGCCGAGACGCGCGTCAGCGCATGGCAGACACAACAGCGCGGCCTGCGTGCCGCATGAGGACACAATGAGCGATTTTGACGACACCAACCGAGGCGCGTTGTTTAAGAACACTAAGAAAGACAGCGAGCGGCACCCGGACTACAAGGGCAGCATCAACGTCGGCGGCACCGAGTACTGGCTGTCGTCCTGGCTGAAGGTCAGCAAGTCGGGCGAGAAGTACATGAGTCTTAGCGTCAGCCCGAAGGAAGAATCCGCCGCGAAACCCGCGCCCGCCCCGAGCCGCAAGCCGGCGCGCGACGAAGACGACATCCCGTTCTAGTCGTGAACGTGCTGGATCTGTTCAGCGGGATCGGCGGCATGAGTCTTGGCTTGATGCGGGCCGGCGTCGCCGACGCTCCGGTCGCGTTCGTCGAGCGCGACGAGTGGTGCAGGCAACTGCTGGCCGTACGCTGGCCCGGCGTGAGGATCTACGAAGATGTCCGAGACCTTGACGCTGCCCGGCTGCGAGCCGACGGAATCGACCACATCGACCTCGTCGTCGGCGGATTCCCGTGCCAGGACATCAGCGTCGCTGGCAAGGGGGCCGGTCTTGCTGGCGAGCGCAGCGGACTATGGCGTGAGTTCGCCCGCATTATTGGCGACGTTCGACCGCGACACGTCATCGTGGAGAACGTCGCAGCTCTGCTTGGTCGAGGGCATGGCGAGGTACTCGGAGACCTGGCCGCGCTCGGGTATGACGTCGAGTGGCACTGCATACCTGCTGCCGCCGTTGGTGCGCCTCACCGACGCGACCGAGTCTGGATCGTTGCTGCCGACGCCGGTTGCAAGCGACGCGTACGGATCGGGATCAAGAAACACGCCGACCAGCAACGCGCATCATGGCTTGTCGCTGACGGACTGGGCGCGCGGGGATGGCGGGGGGGGCAGGGGCGGGAATCCCAAAGCCAGCGGCCCTCGGCGTCTGCTGCCGACGCCGAGGGCCGCGGAGTGGAAAGGCACGGGGCCGATCGGGTCGAAGTCGCACTTGCACCGCCTCTCGCGCGGCTACTTGGACGCGACGATGCAGGACTTGACTGGGACGAGTGGACGACTGAACCCGCGCTTCGTGGAGTGGATGATGGGGTTGCCGCCCGATTGGACCGACCCCGACTGCAGGCTCTCGGCAACGCAGTTGTACCGCAAGTGGTCGAAGTGATTGGGCGCGCGATCATGGAGTCGAACGCATGACCGACGACATCGTGCAACGCCTGCGCCAGGCCTACCACCTAGCGGACGTGGCGCCCGACCACATCCTGCGCCGCGCGTGCGAGGAAATCGAGCGGCTTCGCGCCGAGCTTGCGCAGCAGCGGTGCCCGTACATCCGCAGCAGCGGCACGGGCGAGCAGGCGACGAACTGGTGCGCGTTGAACGGCCCGTCCGACCACCGCGAAGCGATGCGGATGGCGCTGGAGGCGCTGGAGATGAGCTATTGCTACGTCAAAGCCGAAGCCGATGCGTTCCATGCTGCAATGGCTGGATACCGGCCGCACAAGCACGCCGCACTTGATCGAGATGTGCAGGAGACGGCATCGGCAATTAGCGCGCTGCGGGCGGCGCTGGGGG